GCTAAACTAACAACAATATAATATGGAACAAGAAAGAATTCAATTAAATCTTTCATTAGACAAAACACAACCACTTTTATGTGACGAGTGTGGGAGTAATGTATTTCAGGAAGGAGTAGTATTGCGTAAAGCATCTAAATTTCTTACTGGTACTGAAAAAGATGGTATCATTCCAATCCCTACTTTCTACTGTGTAAAATGTGGACACGTGAATAACGAATTTATTCCTGCAGAATTAAGAACACCAATAGCTGAATAATGACAATCTTTGATTGGCTAAACGAAATAACATCATCAAAGCGTTCTTGGGATGAATTTACTGATGCAGACAAGGAATCATTTAATCCTTATATGATTAGTAGATTTATTTCAATGAAACGTGAGTATGTTGATACAGTCAACATCGCTCAGAAATATGTTTTACCTAAACGTAAACTATATGAATTTTATTGTGGATTACTTCCAAAAAGTAAATCGTTTTTTCGTTATGTCAAATCAAATAAATCAATTAATCAAGAACAGGTAAACGCGTTATCAAAATATTACATGTGTAGTACACGTGAAATCATTGATGTGCTTCCTCTTTTGGAGGAGCAAGAAATAGAGCGTACCTTTAATGAAACTCAAGGCTATGTGGCTACTAAAAAAACTAAAAAGAAAAAAGATGCTCCAAGTAAACAAAACAATCGAACGTCCAAAAGATGATGTTACTTGGGAAGTAATGGAAGATTTAACTGCTCGTGCTAAACGAGGGTTAGATAAATACAGTACTACCTTAGCTAATAATAATCATCAAAATATGCTTCAACATGCCTATGAAGAAGCTCTTGACTTAGCCCAGTATTTAAAAAAAGAAATAACAACATTAAACACAGTTCAAGACTTGGTTAAGAAGCATCCAAACAATGCAGAGTTAGGAATGAAGATAAGACAAATATATGGCTAAGAAAAAACTTACAGATGTTGAAAAAATAATTAAAGAAACTAAGTTACCTGAAATAAACCACAGTTACCAAAATAGTGTCTCATATTCTCAGTATTCAATATATAGAAAATGTCCACATCATTGGTACCTACAATATATTAAGAATTTAGCACCCTATCAAGCTTCAATCCATACAGTGTTCGGAACTGCTATGCATGAAGCGCTGCAGCATTATTTTCAAATAATGTATTCTGAGAGTGGTGCTGCTGCTGATAGAGTGGATATAGTAGCTTACTTTAATGAACGATTTAGAACGGTTTACAAAGAAGAATATAATAAAGTAAAAACACATTTCTCATCTCCAGATGAAATGAAAGAATTTTTTGAAGATGGATGTGTTATACTTGATTGGTTCAAGAAAAATAGAAATAAATATTTTTCAACACGTAATGTTAGGTTATTAGGTATTGAAATGCCATTAATGGTTGGTTTAACTAAAAATATATTTCTTAAAGGTTATATTGATTTAGTTTTATACGACATGGATTTAGATAAAGTAATTATCTATGACATTAAAACATCTCGTAGTGGATGGAATGACAAAAAGAAAAAAGACGAATCGGTTATATCTCAAATATTATTGTATAAAGAATTTTTTGCCAAACAATATAAATTGGATGTTGATAAAGTAGATGTTCAATATTTTATTGTTAAACGTAAAATTTGGGAAAATGAAGATTATACAATTCCAAGAATACAAATGTGGGCTCCTGCTAGTGGTAAAATTAAGCGTAAGCAAATAGTTACTCACTTTGAAGAATTTTTGAGCGAAGCATTTTATGAAGATGGAATTTATAGAGATCATGAACATCCAAAAAATGTAAGTAAAGATTCTTGTACCTGGTGCCCATTTAATAATAAACCCGATTTATGTGATAAAAATATTCCTCAAAAGAAATTTTTTGAAGTAGCGTAGTTTTTGTAGATGTGTATATATTTATATCAAAATCGGCTATGGAAAAGAATAAGTTACAACTAACAAGCGTAAAAGTACATGAACATTTATTTGATGAATTTAAAGTTGCGTGTGTGCGTACAAAGTTTTCGTTACAAAAATTAACAGACAGAGCAATACATCTGTATCTCACAAACGATGATTTTAGAAAACAAATCCACAACCACAGTACTTTAACATTATCAGGTAGTGTAGTTAATAATTAAAAAAACTCAAAATTAGGTTAATGAAAGAAGGTTATATCCCGCAAAGCGAGAGAAAGAAAATTCTATTCTTGTGCGATGATATCAGAATGCATTCTGGAATCGCAACAATGGCAAGAGAAATTGTAATAGGAACATCCCATCGTTATAATTGGTTTAATGTTGGAGCTGCTATTAAACATCCTGAACAAGGAAAAATAATTGACGTATCTGATGATACAAATACTCACAATGACATTACTGATGCTAATGTAAAAATTCTTCCAATTGATGGTTATGGTACAGCTGATTTGATTAGACAATTAATCACCGCTGAAAAACCAGATGCTATCTTTTTCTTTACTGATCCAAGATATTGGATTTGGTTATTTCAAGTTGAAAATGAATTTAGAAAACAATTACCATTTATTTATTTGAATATATGGGATGACTTACCTGCTCCGTTGTATAACGAGCCGTATTATGAGTCATGTGACGCTTTACTTGCTATTAGTAAACAAACAGAAAATATTAATCGATTAGTATTAGGTGATAAAGCAAAAGATAAAGTTGTTGCTTATGTACCTCATGGTATTAATGAAAAAATATTTTTTCCTGTAGATACTAAGCATAGCGAATATAGTAAATTACAAGAAATAAAAAAGCAACTTTTCGGAGATAAAGAATACGAATATATTGTTTTTTATAATGCTCGAAATATTAGACGTAAATGTACTTCTGATTTGATTGCTGCATATCAAACATTTGTTGAAGGATTAACAGATGAACAAGCAGCAAAATGTGCTTTAGTACTTCATACTCAACCAGTTGACGAACATGGAACAGATTTAGTTGCCGTTAAAGAATTAATATGCACTGAAAAAGCAAATGTAATGTTCTCAAATAATAGAATATCATCTCAGGAACTTAATTTACTTTATAATTTATCAGAAGTTTGTGTTTTGCCTTCATCTAACGAAGGATGGGGATTATCACTTACGGAAGCAATGATGACTGGAAAGATGATTATTGCTAACGTAACAGGTGGTATGCAAGATCAAATGCGTTTTGAAGATGAAAATGGTGAATGGATTAAATTTGATGAAAATTTCTGTTCAAATCACTTTGGTACATATAAAAAATGTGGTGAGTGGGCTATACCAGTATTTCCAAGTAATAGATCACTTGTAGGTTCACCTCCAACACCATATATTTGGGATGATAGAGTTGATTTTAGAGATTTAGCTAAGGCACTTAGAGAGTGTTTTGATTTAAGTAAAGAAGAAAGAGCAAGACGTGGAATGTCAGGACATACTTGGGCCACCAGTGATGAATCGATGATGTCTGCTCGTTGGATGTGTAATAATGTTATTAAATACATTGATCAAACATTAGCAACTTGGAAACCAAGAAAATCATTTGAATTAATTAAAGTAGAAAAATATCCAGTTAAAAAATTACGTCACAAATTAGTATATTAAAATATGGCAAAACCATTAGTTATAGTTAGTTGTCCAATTGATACATTCAGTGGATACGGAGCACGCTCAAGAGATATAGTAAAAGCTCTATTTAAAACGGGTAAATATGATATTAAAATCATGCCACAGCGATGGGGTAATACACCTTATGGGGCTTTAAATGCAAGTATAGCAGAAGAAAAACAAATATTGGATAACTATTATCCATCACCACAACTTCAATCCCAACCAGATGTGTGGATTCAAATTACAGTACCTAATGAATTTCAAGCAGTAGGAAAATACAATGTTGGTATTACCGCAGGTATTGAAACTACAATATGTGCTCCAACATGGATTGAAGGTATTAATAAGATGAATTTAACATTAGTATCATCTGAACATGCTAAAAAAGTATTTGAAGAATCTAGATTTGAAAGAAGAAATAAGCAAACAAATGCTCCTGAAGGTACATTGGTATTAGAAAAACCAATTCAAGTATTATTTGAAGGTGCTGATTTAGAAAAATATTTCCCAATGTCTGATGATGAAATACCTGCCGATGAATTAGTAGAAGCATTAGATGAAATTGAATCTGATTTTAATTTCCTATTTGTAGGTCATTGGTTGCCTGGTGGGTTTGGTGAAGATAGAAAGAACGTAGGATTAATGATTAGAATGTTTTTAGAAGCATTTAAAAACAAAAAGAATGCTCCTGGATTAATATTAAAAGTATCTCATGGTCCTGCTTCTATCATGGATAGAGAGGAAGTATTGAAAAAAATAGATGTTATTAAGAATGAAGTTAAAACGGCTACTTTACCTAATATCTATTTGTTACATGGTGAATTAGAAGATTCTCAAATGAATTTCTTATACAACCACCCTAAAGTAAAAGCAATGTTATCATTTACTAAAGGTGAAGGATTTGGTCGCCCACTATTAGAATTTACATTATCACAAAAACCATTATTAGCATCAGGCTGGTCAGGTCATTTAGATTTCTTAGACCCTGAATTTGCTAACTTAATTCCAGGTGAAGTAAAAGCAGTTGATAAATCAGCGGTAAATGACTTTATATTAGAACAGGGTGGATGGTTTAATATAGATCAAGGATATGCTATTAGCGTAATGAAAGATGTATTTGAAAATTATAAAAAATATCTTCCTAAAGCGAAACAATTAGCATTTAGAAATAAACAAAACTTCTCATTAGACAAAATGACTGAGAAATTAGATACAATATTCGAAGCATTTGTTCCTAAAAAAGTAGAATTAAAATTACCTAAAATAGATAAAATTGAACTACCAAAATAATACAGGTGGAGTAATATTCACCTATTCAAATAACACTTACAATTTAGATATAGTATGGAAGACAATTTAGTAATATGTCCAAAATGCGGTAGCGATGCTTGCTATCAAACCCCAATCAATGAATTTCATTCAAATTACGCTTGTTTCGGATGTGGATATCAAACATCTGATCTGATTAGAGAAGGTGAATTTAACTTTGAAGAATATGACCAATCATTACCTTATCTTTATGTTGATATAAAACATACTGATAGTGAAGGACGTGTTTGGTACCCTCAATCAGTCAACATTGAAAACCAAGGAACTGTTTTTGCTTATGGTAAAAATAAGGAAGAATGGAAATGGGCTGGTTCT